ATTATAGTACACGCGTACCTGTATCGTCAACATATTTTTGCTTTTTCAAAAAAACTTGTTGACAATACATCAACGATGTGGTAATATACGCCAAGTAGATGAAACATCTACTGCCGAAGAGAAAGCGAGGTGATACCACCGTGACCAACACAAATCTGCTCCGAATCAAAATTGACCAGTCCGGCTATAAGATGAAGTATGTTGCAACCCGAATCGGCCTGACTTATCAGGGTTTTTTGAACAAACTCCGCAATAAGTCTGAGTTTACCGCATCCGAGATCAAGGGTCTCTGCGTTCTCCTGGACATTGATGTCAATGAGAAGGAGAGCATATTTTTTTGCGGCTGATGTAGATTAACATCTACAGGCAACACATGGAGGACCACATGGACACCACAATTCACATCAACGTGGCCGATATTCCCCCGGAAGTCGGTGAGAGCTTTGGCCGCGTGACGCTGGCGGGATTCAAAAAATTCATCGCCCAGCCCGGGAACCGCGAGAAGCTGGAGGCCCAGATGGCCGCCCGTAAGGCTCGCAAAGAAAGGGAGTGTAAGGAATGACCCGGATTCTGATGATCGTGTACGGCATCACCGCCGAACAGGCCGCAGCTCGTGCCCTGGCGGCGCAGTTTGCTGTGACCTCTGTTATCGCAGCCCTGTTTGTCTGGCTGGACAGCAAGGGCGTGTTCGATGGTTTGGGAGCATGGTTCGGCCGTGTTCTCCGTGATACCGCGGTAGGTGACCTGATCCGCAAGTTTATGTGATTTCGGGCTTGTCCCGGTTGTTTTTCTGAAAGAAAAGGAGATTTCAATGAAATACGGAAGAAGTTTGCAGGAGCTGGCGATTGAACTTGACCGGCAGGCCAAGGTCAAAAAGGACTACGTTGCCACGGCGGGCGCTATGCAGATGACCGCCGTCAACGAGAACTTTGACCTCGTGATCGGCAACACCCCGTTCCAGCTGAACGAAAATGCCCACCGCCAGCTGGGATTGCAGCTGAAGATCCCGGCTCCCTACTACGAGCGGATGCGGGCAGAGAACCCCGGCTTGCTGATGGCAAACGTCAATGGCTGGTTCCAGCAGTCCCCGGACACCCGCCGCATGGTTCGTACCCTTGACGGCACCGCCCGCGCCATTCTCTCCGACCGCTACCGCCGCATCGACAACTACGAGGTTGCCCAGACGGTCCTGCCGATTATTTCTGAAATGCAGGGTGCCCGCATTGAAAGCTGTGAGCTGACCGATACCCGCATGTACATCAAGGTTGTCAATGAGCGAATCCAGACCGAGGTTGTGCCGGGTGACATTGTTCAGGCCGGCATCCTGATTTCCAATTCTGAGGTCGGCATGGGCAGCGTTTCCGTGAAGCCGCTGATTTACCGTCTTGTCTGTACCAATGGCATGGTGGCGGATGTGGGTGTTGGCAAGCGCCATGTTGGCCGCATCAATGAAAGCGTGGATGGCGATTTCGGGATTTTCCGGGATGAGACCATCGAAGCCGATGACCGGGCGTTCCTGATGAAGATTGAGGACACCGTTCGGGCGGCGGTCGATGAAGCCCGGTTCAATGCACTGGTGCAGAAACTCCGGGATGCCAAGGAAGCGCCCATTCTCCCGGCGGCGGCTCCCAAGGTGGTTGAGCTTGCGGCCAAGGAGTTCAACATCCGCCAGAACGAGAGCGAGGGCATTCTGGGGCATCTTATCGCGGGTGGTGACCTTTCCCTCTATGGTCTGGCAAACGCTGTCACACGGCACGCGCAGGACGTGCAGAGCTACGACCGCAGCACTGAACTGGAAGCCACCGGCTACAAGATCATCACCATGCAGCCCTCGCTGTTGAAGCGCTGGAATGAGGAGGTGAGTACCGTATGAGCGACAGACACATGAATGCCAGGCCCAAAAGGCTGACCCGCAAGCAGAAAGAAGCCCTTTCTGCACAGGGATGGGATTCCCGCCTGTACCTCTGCGTCCGGGATGCCCCGGATCACATGGTTCTTCTGAACCGTACCACTGGCAAGACCGTTATGTTCCACAAGTAAACCCACCAAGAGAAAAGGAGTAAACATTATGATTCGCAATCCCAACGACATTCAGGATGGCGCAAAGAAAATCCGTATGCTGATTGCTGGCTACCCCGGCATCGGCAAGTCCACTCTGGCCCTGTCCGCACCCCGTCCGCTGCACATCGACTGTGATTTCGGCATTGACCGCATCGAGCCCCGGTATCGTATGCCGTACATCCAGCCCCGCAGCTATGACGAGATCCTGAACGACCTGAAACCGGAGAACCTCAACGACTTTGAGACGCTGGTGTTTGATACCGCCGGTAAGCTGATTTCCCTGATGGGCCTGTGGGCTATCAAGCAGAACCCCAAGTACGGCCAGCGTGATGGCAGCCTGTCCCTCAAAGGTTACGGCTTCGTAGGTCGTGAGTTCGTTCGGCTGATGGACTACTGCTTCTATGAGTTGAAGAAGAACATCGTGGTTGTTTTCCACGCCACCGAGGAAAAGGATGGCGACAACACCCGCCTCCGCATCAAGGTCGAGGGTCAGACCAAGAACAACGTCTGGGAGCCTATGGATCTGGGCGGCTTCGTGGAGATGTACGGCAACGACCGCACCATTGGCTTCTCCAACTGCGAGAAGTATTTCGCCAAAGGCACCCGTGGCATCCACGGCATCTACAAGATTCCGGCCCTCACTCCCGGCAGCCAGAACGACTTCCTGACCAAGCTGTTCGAGGAGTACAACAGCAAGGCCGCCGAGGAAGTGGCTGCAAATGCCAAGGAGAACGAAGCCTACGAGCAGGTCATGCAGGAGGGCAGCAAGATCATTGCTGGCATCAAGGATGCCGACACCGCCAACGCTGCCATGCCGCCGTTCAAGGCTCTGCAGCACCACTTGACTTCCCGTCAGGAACTGAATGCCCAGTGGAAAGCTAAGATTGCCGCTCTCGGCCTGACTTTTGATACGGCCGCTGCCCAGTACAAGCCCGCAGAGGAGGCACAGTAATGGCTGCATACCTTGTTACTCACTCGCTGCTGTCCTCGTGGCTGCACCTCATCCGGGAGAATCCCTACGAGGATTTGACCACCGAGGGCGACCCGCTGGCAGAGTTCATGCTGGTCCTGCGCCGGGAGCCTACGCCCCGGACGGAGGCTATGCAGAACGGCATTGACTTTGAGAACCTTGTGACCTCCATTGTCAACGGCCACGATGACCCCAATAATCCGTGGAGCTGGGCCGCCGGGCAGATTGCCGCCATCATCAAGGGTGGACAGTTGCAGTTTAAATCCCGCAAAACCATTCAGGTGCGCGGCATGGATGTAGTCCTGTATGGCCGCCTCGATGCCCTCAAGGCTGGCACCATCTACGACATCAAGTTCAGTAGGGGCTATGAGCGCGGGAAATTCTATTCCAGCACTCAGCACCCCACCTATATGCTGCTCATCCCGGAGGCGCAGCAGTTTTCCTACCTTGTCAGCAATGGCATGGATGTCTGGACGGAGTGCTACCGCAGGGACGAAACGCCGGATATTCGCCCCATCATTTCGGATTTCTTTGACTGGCTGGATGCCTATGGGCTGATGGCCGAGTTCAAGGAGCACTGGAAAGCCTTATGACCGGGCGGCTCGTGGATATAAGTTTCAGCCTGAACCGCAAGCAGCGCATCACGCTGGAAGTTGATTCCGATTTCCGAAACCTGTGGGACAAGCTGAATCAGGAGCCGCTGCTGGACATTGAAATCAAGAAGCACCGCAACAAGCGCAGCCACAGTGCAAACGCCTATTTCCACGTTCTGGTCAACAAGATCGCCGCTGAAACTGGCGAATCGGACGACCTTGTGAAAGAGCGGCTGGTTGTGGCCTACGGCACGGTTGCGAGAGATAAGGATGGCTGCACCGTGGGCTTCAAACTTCCGGTCAGCGTGGATGTCCACGACCTCTACAAATACACCCGCTGCTTTGATGTGCGGGAAGAGGACGGAAAATGGTTCAACTGCTACTTGGTTTACAAGGACACCAGCAAGATGGACACGAAAGAATTTTCACACCTGATTGACGGTGCGATTGATGAAGCCAAGGCTCTGGGTATCGAGACGGATACCCCGGAGCAGCTGGCCCGGTACAAGGAGGAATGGTCACGATGAAAGGCCGAATCATCATCTGCGACTACTGCGGAACGCCCGCAGACTTCGTAGACAGTTCGGTGGTTTACCACGGCCACAGCTTCGGCATGATTTACCTCTGCCCTCGCTGCGGTGCCTATGTCGGCGTACACAAGGGGTCTGACAAACCCCTTGGCCGCTTGGCAAATTCGGAGTTGCGCAACTGGAAAAAGGCGGCTCATGCAGCATTTGACCCGCTCTGGAAATACGGTCCCTACCGTGGCCGCCGGAACGAGGCCTACCGCTGGCTGTCCGAGAAGATGGGTACTCCGATTGAATTTACGCATATTGGAATGTTCGATGTGGACCAGTGCCGCAAGGTGGTCCGCATCATGCAAGAAGAAAGGAAACAGTTATGGAAAATTTGACCGCTATCCCTACCATCACTATCACGGTTGAGGAGTACAAGGACTTGCTTCGGGCACAGACCGAGCTCGCCATCATCTACCAGAAGATCGCCAACGGTGATGCTTACAACACTGGCACTTTCGTGCAGGAGATGCGGAACACATTTTGCAACGTCAGGCAGGAGGGCTAGTATGCTGAATAATTGCACATTTCAGGGCCGCTTCGCTGCTGATCCTGAAATGCGGACCACACAGAGCGGTCTCACCGTCGCCAGTTTCCGCATGGCCGTTGACCGGGACAACGTCGGTCAGGATGGCCAGCGGGCTACTGACTGGCTGAACTTCGTGGCATGGCGCAAGACGGCAGAATTTGTTGACAGGTATTTTCACAAGGGCAGCATGGCCATTGTGGAGTGCCAGTGCCAGACCCGGTCCTATGAGGACAGGAACGGCCAGAAGCGCACCGCCACCGAGTTCGTGGTGCAGAAAATTCACTTCTGCGGCCCAAAGACGGAGCAGCGGGTTGATGATGGCGGCGAGGCACCGCCTCCGGGCTACCAGCAGCCGTCCTATCAGAACCAGCAGCCGCAGCAGATGGGCTTCGCCACCCAGAACCAGCGGCAGCAATGGCAGCAGAGTGCCCCCGGCGGGCAGCAGCCCAGCTACTCGCAGGGCGACCCTGACGACTTCTCGGTCATCGATGACAGCGACGACCTGCCGTTCTAAGGGGGTCTGATAATGGCAACTGGAAAAAGATACTACTGGATAAAGCTCAAGGATTCGTTCATGAATTCAGAAGTAGTCGATTTCCTGATGAGCCAGCCGAACGGTGCCAGCGATGTCGTCCTTTATCAAATGCTCTGTCTCAAAACCATCAATACGGGCGGCCGCCTGACCTGTCAAATTGGCGACATCATTATTCCTTTTGATATTGAGAAAATTCAGCGTGACTGTAAATGGTTTTCGCTGGATACCGTCCGTGTTGCTCTTGGTCTCTATAAACAACTTGGTCTGATTTATGAAGAACAGGATGGAACGCTGGTTCTTGTCAATCATGCTGAAATGGTCGGCAGTGAAACTGACTACTCCGCACAGAAACGTCTCCAACGTGAAAATCGTCGCAGACAACTTCCTATGCAGACTGGAGACAGCACCGCAGACAACAGCGTGGACAATGTCCATACAGATATAAGAGATAAGAGAACAGATATAAGAGATAAAGAGATAAGAGATAAAGATAAAGATAACGGTAGTCCGGCCGTCGATGCCGGGCTGGCTGAGATCATCCGCTCTTTCGAGGACAATCTCGGAGGTTTCCCACCAGCAGCGCGGGAAGACCTGCTGGGCTGGCGGGAAATCTTCACGGATGACCTCATCCTGCTGGCTATCAAAAAGGCTGCACTGGCCGGGATTCGTAAGTGGAACTACGTCAACGGCATCCTGAAAGCATGGAAAAATGAGGGCGTGAAAACCATTGGCGATGTGCAGTCCCGTGATGAGCGGCGCAATCCCCCGGCGGGTCAACAGCAAAAGCCCTCCGCCAAGGATGATTATGATGCAATTTTCGGAGGTTTAGGATGACAGTTGAATGTTTGAAGAATGCGCTGGCACTGATTGAAAACTACTTCGGCCGGCCGCTTTCTACCGATGAGCGCACGGCGCGGTCGCAGATTTACGCCGCCGCGCTCAAAGACATCCCGGATGATGTGGCCGCGGCGGCTTTGACAAAAGCGCTGACGGTGTGCCGGTATCAGAACCAGCTGTTGGTTGACTGGTGCGCAGAAATCCGCAAGTTGCAGAGCGCCGGTCAGCCTACAGCAAACGACCTGTGGACGCAGGCCATCGTTGCCGCCCGGAAGATTGAGCGGAACCAGTACTATGCCACCCACGGCGGACTGGTGACGGCCACCGGGAAGCTGACCGCAGAGGACTTCCGGGCAGAGAACAGGAGCATCTTCGGTGCCTTGCCTGCCGCTGTGCGGGAATGGGCTGGCTCCCCGGCGGGGCTGGTGGATGCCCTTGACCGCTCCAATGCGGATCTCTTGCAGTACGTCAAGCCCGGTTTTGTCAAGGCAGTGGATGCTGCCAAGGATGCGGATCGGATGCCCCCGGCACTGCCCAGCGGGGCAAAAGCTCAGATTGGAGGTTGAAATGCAGCTTCGTTCTATCGTGTCGCTGGCCTGTGCAGTCAGCCTTTTTACCGGCAGCGCTCTTGCCAGCGCGGCCTATGCCCGCCGGGTGGATGAACTCACCATGGAGAGGGACATTTACGCCAGCCGGGAAGAAAACTGGATGAACAAGGCCGTGGAGCGCAAGGAAACCATTGAGCAGTTGCAGACCGAGGTTGAGCAGCTCACGGACACCATTGCAGCAGATCAGAGCATTGCCCTTACATACGCGGGGGAGTTTCAATGCACAGCCTACTGCTCCGAGGAATACCCGCATATCTGCGGGGAGGGGCAGGGCATCACTTCCAGCGGCGCAAAGGTTCAGCCGGGCGTGACGGTGGCCGCAGACACCAGCATCTTTCCCTATGGCACG